TCAAAGACGCAACTGTTGAAGCAGGTGGTGTAACTACCACGTATGGTGAGATTGCTGATGCGGCTTTATGGAAGGCAATTGAATTAGCAAAAGAATTATTCAAATGGATTGGTGAAAAGTTAGTTACTGCCTGGAACAATTTAGTTGAAGCAGTTCGTCCATTCAAAGAAGTAGCCGTTGACGCTTTCACAACCGTTTACAATGTGGTTAGAACAACTGTAAATGGTATGATTGGATTGTTTGTTGGATTATTCAAACAGATTACAACAGGTATCACGGACTTACCTAAAATGTTCTTACAGGCATTGGAAAGTTCATTGGTTGTCATCAAAGAATTTGTCATAAGAGCAGGCAGACAGATTGGTGAACTATGGGATTATGTAACTTCATTAGGTAAAGATGAAATAGAAAGCAGTTTCACAGGACTTGGTGATGTTGTTAGTGCTGAATTAGACAAGATTGCTTCTACGTCAAGCATTGACTGGGCAGAAATAATGAACACTGACTATGTTGGTGAGGCGGCTGACGCAATCTCTGAAGCAGTGGGTAATTTAGTTGAAGAATACCGTGCGGCAAAACCAGCAATTGAAGACGCAACCAACGCCACAGAAGAATTAGGCGATACAACAAAAGACACAAAAGACAAAGTTCAAGAATTAGCCGCTGGTGTTAAAGAAGCAAGACAACAGATTGATGAATTTGTAAGAAGTCTACAGACAGCAACACAAGACGCACAGTTTGACTTACAAACCCTTAATATGAATGAACTTGAAAAGCAAATTGCTCGTATCAAGTATGACATCAACAAAGGGTTAGCAGAAGAAATTAGAAAACTTAATGCTCTTAAAACAGATGACAACGCACAAGAAATTGCGGCACAAATACAAAGAGCAAAAGATGCCGCCAAGGTTGCTATTGACGAACAAACTAAAATTGCTGAGGCAGTTTATGAGCAACAACGTTCATTTGAATATGGTTGGAAGAAAGCATTTGATGAATATGCTGACAATGCCACAAACGCCGCCAAGAAAGCGGAACAAATATTCAAACAAACAACACAAACAATGGAAGATGCCATCGTTGACTTTGCTAAGACAGGTAAATTTGAATTTAGAAACTTGGTTGCTGACATACTTGAACAACTATTACGTTCTGAATTACAGGCGGCAATCGCAAACATCTTTAGTTTAGGTGGCAAAGGTGGTGGTGCCAGCACACTTGGTAAGATATTTGGCGGCTTCTTCGCTAATGGTGGTTACTTAGGAGCAGGTAAGTTTGGTATCGCGGGAGAAAACGGCCCTGAACTAATCACAGGCCCAGCACAGATTACACCACTTTCAGGTATGGGAGGCGGCAGTAATGTTACATACAATATAAATGCCGTTGACGCAATGAGTTTCAAACAACTGGTGTCAAGCGACCCTGGATTTATCCACGCTGTGGCATCACAAGGTGCTCGTAAAGTGCCTAACAGGAGATAGATAGATGAGTTTTCAATTTGTTATAGATAATGCCAGTTCAATAAGCATCAACAGAAAGCAAGTGGTTGCTTCAACTACCGCACGTGATGGCACAGTTAGAAACGTTGGACGTGGTGGTAACACTTGGCGTTTTGAAGTAACACTTCCAAACGGGCCAAGATGGAGTGATTACAGAAACGATATTAGCAAGTTAGAAGATTTAGGTAGAACTACTGAAGGAACATTTAGTTTTAACAACTCAGGACACAGTTGGTTGGTTGGATATCAAGGCAACAGCGTCAACTATACAGGTTTTGTTGCTTCTTGGACACAAGGGCAAACATCAATTACACTTACATCATCACCCACTACTTCATCAGGTTATAAATTTAAGGCAGGTGATTTTATTCAATTGGGAGCAAGTGGTAAGGTATACACCGTTGCTGAAGATGTAGCATACAATTCAAACTCTGTTAAAGTTCATCGTCCAATACTTGATAGCACAGGCAGTGGCACCTTAAGGGTTGCTGAAAATTGTGTGTGGACAGTATATTGTTCACAGTTTCCTGAATGGGATATATTCGCAAGAGATCAAGTTGGTTGGAGCGGCAGTTTCATATTTGAGGAGAAACTTGTCTAATGCCAAACTTAAATGGATATGGTAGTATCAATACTCATTTATTTGTAAGACTTTATATTGAGGATTACAGAACAACACCCAGTGGCAGTTATACACCAACCACTTTGTTGTTTAGTGACTATCAATATCCTTTTACAATAAACAGTGATACATACGAGCCATTGGGCAAACTGTTAGCCGTCACAGCATCAAGCAGTGAAATAAGAGCAAGTTTAGATAGTGTAAGTGTTACCATAAGTGGTATCCCCAATGCTAATATTTCAGAAATAGTAAACAGCAGAATTAAAGGAAGTGAAATAGAAATTAAGAGAGCGTTTTTCGCCCCTGGCAATAACAGTCTTATCAGCACTTCAGACAATCCGTTTGGTAGATTTAAAGGCACAGTTACACACTATCAATTGAATGAACAATACGATACAGAAGACAGGGTTAGTTCTAACACACTTGTTCTAAATTGTTCAAGTTATGTTGACTTCTTAGAAAACAGATACAGTGGTAGAAAAACAAATGGCATAAGTCAGAAAAGTTTTTATGCCAGTGATACCAGTATGGATAGAGTGAATGTAATTGAAACACAAGAATATAACTTTGGAGCAGAAGTATAATGAGTTTCTTAAGCAACGTTTGGAACTGGGCAAAAGGCAATAGCATTGTATCAAGTTTGGCAAAAACTGCCGCTCTTGGTTTTATGCTTAACCAAGTTACCAAGCAGATGTATAAGAACAATGACGCAGGCAAGGAGCCTGACAGAGGCAATCGTGTAACGGTAAAGGCAAACACCAACAACAACATACCAGTGATATATGGTGAAGCATATGTGGGTGGTGTTATTACAGATGCTCAAATGACAAACAACAATAGAACAATGTGGTTTTGTGTTACCTTAAGTGAAACAACAGGTAACCTATTAAGTTCTAACTTTGCTACGGAAAGTCAATTTGATGTTGATGAAGTTTATTGGAATTCAATGAGGGTTGGATTCAAAGCAGATGGAAACACAGTAAACAACCTAACTGATGAAGACGGCAACGTAAACAGCAACGTCAACGGATTGATTAAAATGTATTTCTTTAGAAAAGGCAGTCAAACACCGTGGAACTTTTCTTCAGAAACTACAACGTCAAGTCAATATGCCTACAATCTTATGCCCAATTGGACAGCAACAGACTTAATGACTAACTTGGCGTTTGTTTTGGTTAGGGTTGATTACAGTTCACAGAATGATGTAAGAAGTTTAGGTGAATTAAAGTTTAAAGTAAGGAATAGTATGACTAAACCTGGTGATGTAATGTATGATTATATGAACAACAGCAGGTATGGTGCGGGAATTCCAGATAGTGAGATTTACATACAATGAACAGTTTAGAAGAATTAAACAATAGTGGTGCCAACACGGTTACCTATACTGACAATCGTCCAACAGGTGTTATTTTTGACAAAGCGGTGGCATTGGACGTGGAGTTTTTTACGGTGAATTCTGATGAAATTGTTGTTTATCCTACTATCAATATCAAAGAAATTATCAATCCAAGTTTAGCCAATGTAAGGTTTAAATTAAATCTTTCAGATACGAATGCCACAGTTGATTGGCCCGCAGTTCAAGGTGCCAGTTACACAACTTCACAGAATGGCAGTATCCACACACTATCAGGAATTGAAACTGTTGCTGATTGGAACAACATAAAAAACCCAACCATTAATTTGTTTTCAATATATGGAAGTTTTTCATACACAGCAAGTATCGTATATGACACTGACACACAACAAGACGTTGAAGTAAGTTGGAACGCAGGTAGTTTTCGTCCTTTTGCTAACATTGACAGCACAGCAACAATGTCAACATCAGCAAGGTTTAATTGGGATTTAAATCTTAATTTAAGAAGTGAATTTATTCTTGGCAATATTTTAGAATTGGCATTTTTTAGTGCTGGCAACCAACAGGAATACACAGCAGGATCCACTTTAGCATTTAGCAATCCACCACAGGTAGTAAATTATGGTGGCAACATCACGGTTACTGTTACACCAACTCTAAGTGCGTTGTTTAGTGATGTTAATGACGGGTTTACAACAAGTGGCACTGGCGGAACAGCGTCATATGATAGCAATACCAAGACACTTACCATTACAGGCACAAGAAGTCAAGTAAACAGTCATCTTTCAACACTTGAAATGACAGCAAGTGGCAAATTTGATAGCACACTAACTTATGTTGGTGCTACTGATGACTTCCCCAATGATACATTTACATCAACCTTTTCTTTTACTTGTCTTGATATCAAATACTTGGCATTACCAGATACAAATATTCTTTTTGATGAAGACAATGAGTTTACACCAGCATTAGGTTTAATTAGAGACAATGCTAATGATGGCACAGGCACTTATACGGTAGTGTTGTCAGGCAATGTTAGCAGTCAATTCTTGTGGACAGGAACAACA